CTTTTATACGGTCGCGATCATTTTGGTATTGAAGCTGATCTTCAAGCAATTTGCTTAACGCATCAGCCTGTTTAGGATTGCGGAACATATCTTTTAGTTTGTCGCGGGTGTAATCCGCTATTAATTTCTTGTCTAAGGTGCCACCGTTTTTGATCGTTAGAAGTAAACTTTTTACTGCCGAAACGACTTTACGTTCTTTTGTTTCAAAATCTTGGTTTTTAATTTCAAAAGTCTTTGCACGGTCGCCAATTATTTGTTTTATGCGTGCTTGGATAATTCTTGATTGTTGTGCGTCCTGTATAGCAAGTGCTGGTGATGTTATTTCTCGTTTTCGGTCTTCGGCAGCGCTTTCTAACATTAAAAGAAGTTCGGAATTAGACATACCCTCATTAATTGAGTTTCTTAGATTTTGGAAATTTATTTGATCTTGAAATAAAATTGATAATTCTTGCGCGACTTCTGGGTCTGCAATTTGCTTTGCTATATTTTTCGGGCTGTATTTTTTTTGATCTTCTTCGGAAGCACTGCCCCCGGCAGAAATTGCCTTTATAATACCCGTTGCTCCGCTCTTGTATTCTTTCTCTCTGACCTTTCTATCGGTGTTGCTTTTTAAATCTAAATTTTTGAGACGCTTTCGCGCACGATCAATAAATCTAGCGCGGTCCTCACCGTCTAAATTCTTGTACTCCGTGCCTTTGCTCGCGTGTTCAATAAATTGTCTAATTTCCGCAGCACTTTTTTGGATTTCAAACGCCGCTCGCGCTTTGTCTGCCTCGTTTTTAAATTTGATAAAGTAATTTTCTGCTTTCCCGGCATCAATTATTCTATTGGTGACAGCGGTGGCGAGCATTTCCCGCACGGTGTCTGCCCGCGCATCGCGGTCATTAGGCCGGTCATCAGGACGAATTAGAATTGCTTGCGCGTTTACTCCTTCAATTAAACTAGCCTCAAGTTTTTGTCTGCCACGACGAATGCCGTCTTTCTGCACAGCAATTTTACCGCGCATCGAAAGCTCTGCGGCAGCAGAATTAAAAGTTTTTCGGGCATTATTGGACAAACCTTCCCCAGTTTGTTCGATAATAGATCGCGCGCGCTGGTCGTAAGTTTCTAACGCTTCCATCGGATCTACTGTTTGCAATTCCATCTCAAGTTTATTGAGTTCTATTTGCGCGCTGGTTCGAGCCTTTAAAGCGGAGTCGTCATCGGCTGCCTTCAACAACCCTGCGCCGATTTCAAACAGAGCATTGCCGCCCTCAATTAATCCTTTGCTGGAAAAATCCTGTATAGGAATTGGGCGCGCAACTGGAGTGCCTGGATTTGATATGGCACGCGATGTCGCTGTGTAACTTGGTATTCTCGCCATTACTTAGAAGTCCGAACTATTAAAACTGTTGCCGGTGCCCACATACCCGTATTGAACCGATGGTGTTCTCTTAGGTAAACTTTCGGATATTTTAAAAGCACCTTTGGCGGTTGTGGTCAGCGCTGAAGTAACCCCGGATGATTTGGCTTGGCTAGCTTGCGCTAAAAGACCACCTGACTGAGCTTGTCCTTGTGTCGCAGCAATCAAAGCCGACCTTTTTTGAAGTTCGCCTTTGTGCAAGGTGTTTAAACGATCCAACTCAAACTCAGCAGCAGTGTCGCCTAAGACCTCTAAAGTCGAACCTTCTCCAATGACGACGCCTCCGCCTGCGGAAGACACGGCTTGATTTGCTAAAGCTAATCTTCGCTGTCGGTCGATGGTGTCCGCATCGGCCTGGGCGGCGTCCATAGCGAACTCTGCATTTTGCCTAGAAACCTTGGCGTTGTAGTCTGCCATCTGTGATTGGTAGGCGAGGTTTGCCGCGTTTTGATTCCCCTGCTGCATTTGACCCAACGCGCTTATACCACTGCCAACTGCACTCAGGATCGAACCCCAAGAAATTGAGCTTGCAGCCGTGGTTGCCACGGCTGTCGTTGCGGCTGCCGCTCCGGCTCCGGCTACTGCCACACCGGCTCCGGCTCCGGCTGCTGCTGTAGATGCAAACAACGTTGATAATGTTACTGGACACATATTTTTTAACCTGAATGAGTGATTATGCGCGTGACGATAGAGGTAAGCTCGAACGGTAACGGCTGCGTTTGGCGAAGTATTAGTTGGCCTTCAGTTTCCCATGAACCGTGAAACTGTATTGTTTTGTCGCCGCTAAATAATGGAGGCGAAATATTCATCGGTGTGCTGCCGGTGCGGAATTGGACTTCGTCGAAACTTCCACCGACTGGTGCGTATTCGGCTCCCAAGGTGTCAACAAAGCGAAATGTTGCCTCAAAAACACGTTTAGTCCGTCCCTGTGCAACACCGTCATCGCCACCTTGCTCCGGTCGCAATGTTTGCAAAGTCGAGGTGTATGGCAATCCTATGGTTGCGTGAGTAACAGTTGGCGACAACGACGTCACAGCGCCGCTAGAAACCGCTCGCTCGGCATGAATTGAGCCATCGCCAAGAATAGAAACGGTTTCACCTTCCAGATGATCTAAACCAGATAACGTTGCTGTGGCAGTGCCGTCATAGGTGAGCGCTGAATCAGCAAATATGCTGCCCACTTTTTCGCCATTTCTAAAACGGTCAAACTTAGGAGAAAGAACTTCAACGAAACGCCGTGTAACACCGTTTATTTTCCGTTGTACTGACAGCCATAACTCGTCGCTTCCGGTCCCCGGTATAGCTGTGATGCTTTCTAATCTTGCTTCTTGCCGGAAATATTGTGTTGATGCGCTTGAAGCATCTGCAAGCGTGATTGTTGCGCCGATTTGAGCTTGTGCGTTGCTTTCAGCAACCTTGATAGTATTGCTATCGACCACGTTAACAAAGTAGCTTTCGCCATCGACCAAGCCGCCCACAACTTCGCCGTCGTTCGCGTCGTACAGAACTTTATCACCATTGGAATACCCGTGACTGCTAATTGTTATTTGGTTGCTGCCGATGCTTGAGGCGGAATTAAAACTGTTTGAAACATGGCCGCCCAATACATGCTCGTGCCAAGCGATGACTTCTTGATCTTTCAAATAAGTCAAGCCGACCAACCGACCGTCACTACGAGCGGCCCAAACTACGCTGTCGGGTTCTTGTTGGTACGCCATTTCAACAAGCCCGTTTGCCGTAACGTTCTCCGAAAGGATGGTCAAATCAGGACTAATAAACGTGTCCGTCGCAAAATTGAAACTTAACTGACGGACTTTTTGCTGATGGTATTGAATAAACAGAACGTCGCTGTCGATTCTGATGGGCCTAGTTGCGTGACTGCCGCGCGTACCCTGTCGCACGACCCTCACATTGCTAGGCGTTACAGCATCCTGTCTGGTGGTAGAAGACAAAGTAAATTCACCGCCAGCAGTGCCCACAGCAAGCACACTGCCAGCAGATAGCCAACGTATGCTGTTGACCTGATCAGTGGCGATTGTGTTGGTTATCGCCCCCGTGTCTAAAGCACTTGGAGTGAAATTTTCAAAGTCGCCTGATTGACTGCCGAAAACTGTTTGCGGCTGTGATGTTGTGCCAGCAAAAAATAAACGTTGCTCGAAAAATGCAACAGCGGACGGATAGCCTGTTGTTCCAGAAAAAGCACCAAGCCGCCAATCTGTTTCGCCACCTGTTCCGCCAAATTTCTTATTTACGTTGGCTACAGCAACCGTAGTGTTTGTGATGCTTGTTATCGTAGCGTTGCCATAAACGACGCCGCCGTCATCTAGGAATTTCCAAGTTACGCCGTTGTCGACAATGTTTTCGCCCTCACCGCTAGGGCCGCCTGAGTCTGCTGACGTTCCAGCTTTTTTGCATTCGTACACATTGCCAGAATTACGTCTCGCATCACCTACTGAATATGCCGTGTCAACGGCCCAGGCAGTAGCATGATGGCCGATCCTTACAGTGCGCCCGACATCAGTAGAAATAAACCCGTCGCCGTCGTTTACACCCGTGACCGCAGAAGCGGTAATGTTTATGCCGTCTCCGCTAACCGCGCTTGGTGTCAATGTTGTAGTGGTAATATTTTCTGTTAAATATGGGCCGTCCTCAAAAACAACATCTTCGATAGTCCAAGAAGTGTGTCCGGTGCGAGACAGTTTTCTAGGCGGGTAAGAAGGATGCACGATGTACATGACATCGGCTGTTTGCGCATATTGCAGTTCAAAAAGATTAGCGGTTTCGTATGTCGTCGTTATTTCGTATACGCGCCCGGCAGTGCCACCGCTGCCATAAGTCGTGAAGCCGGAGGTATTAACGTTTGTCCCATCAACATCAGTTAAATTGAAAGTGTTTGTCGCTGTGCCAGCAACTTTGTAATATTTGCCGTTTACCTCAGTCATACCGCCGACAGAGGAAATATAAACCCAATCGCCGTTTGAGAAACCGTGGCCGTTACTCGTCACCACGCCTGGATTGGCTTTGCTGATGGCTGTAATATTTTTGTTAGCTTCTAAGATAGTCCCTTGATCTTTGAAGAAACGTAAATACAAATTACCGACCTCAAGACAATATGCTTGCTCGGTATTAAAATTAAACGGAATTAAGCGACTTTTTGCGCTGCTGTTTTTTACCTCATTTACAAACTTTGTCCCCGGCCTGCGCGTAACGCCGCCGTGGGGCATCACTATCAGGTTTGTTATTTCGGCAGCACCGTTTTGATACTTGCTCAAATCGACTCTGCCAAAAAGTCGTGGTGAAAGCTGACCAGCCGTAAAGTTGGTCTGAATTGCGGTTACTCTGGACATCTAAAGCCGCGACTGAAGCCAAGTGCTTTCGGCGGCTGGCTGCGCCTCTTGCGCATCGACCATACGCGCTTCTGCCAACTTTCTTGTGTAAAGTTCCTCCATATTAGCCATAACCGGTTGAGAGGCCGTGATATCGTATGCAATATCCGCAGCTAAACGCAGAGCGTAAGCCTCAACAAAAAGCGTATCAAATAGCGTGATATCTATTACTTGGCTGGTGTAGACAATGTTCAACGGCGCTGCTGCGTCGGAGACGATGCTGCGGCCTTCAACTACCCATTCTTCAACAGTATCAACTTGTAAAATTCTTAGACAATCAGACGGCCAATCAAAAGCATTTGTGTAATACCAGACCGGCGCAATGGTATTTGCGGCAAGGGCAACTCGCTTCGTTGCAAAGTTCCAAGGATGGCCGCGCAAAACTTGATCGCGGCTTTGCTCGTGCATACGATTACACGAACGTGCTTCCTTCGTGTCGTCCGATAAAGATGTAATCGGTTGAGCGCCTAAAAGTGTTAACGCGCGATTAGAAATTGAAACAAAAGTCGATGCCATGAATAAATCCTAAAAAGAAAAGGGCGGCCAAAGCCGCCCTTCTCAATTTCGATTAGTCTACAACGTAGTGAATGATAAAACTCATATCACCACCCGTACCACCTGCTGCCTGCATAGTGGCAGAGATGTAATAGAAGCCGCCGGGGTCAACACTGGCCCCAGCAAGTTCCCACATCTTTTTACCGGCAGTGTTGATGTCAGCGGCTTCGTGCCGCACATCAGCTAATGCCGCTGCATCAGCTACCGCTGAAGCAAAAAGGTCTTCATCAACCACGGTTCCCGTAGTTTGATGAATCCCAACGTTAAAGGTGCATGAACCGCCAAGTGTGTCTGAACCGACAAAGATATGTGGCACAGCAGCATTTGAGGGCATTGGTGCCAGCATGACAATATCGTTGTCATCGCTGTCCCCCGCCGCCAAAGCAATTGTGCCACTTGCAACGCGCATAACGCCATGCAAGTTGCTCGCATCGTTCATTACTTGGGGTGTAGCTTCAAAGTTGCTAACCAAAGTAGAGTTTTTAGTACCCATAGATCAGCCCTCCTTTAGCTTGGATCGCATTCAATGTACCCAACCAATTCTTCTTGCATGCGAGTTGCCCCGACTGCCATAGAAGCAAATACCTGAGTGGCGTGATTTTTGTCAGGCCGTTCAGAAATTTTAATGGTTGGTTCCGCCCCAATGGCGAGCTTCATCCCGGCCTTTTGCCAAAACAAAACTTTATGATCAGAGTTGCTATCAACGCCAAGTAGCTCTGTACGAATGAACGAGAATCCTAAAAAGGAATCCACGTCACCAGAAACGAGCGCCTTGATCGTATTGAAATCTGAACTTTGTACTTCAGTTTCCGCTAACAGGTTTTGAAGCTGTTTGGCGTTGATGATGCAGTAACGATCTTCATCATCAGCTTCGTTGGCATCAAGAACCTGTTTAGCAGCTCTCAATTTTCCGACGTTTAAGCCCACGTCAGCAGCAGGGGAAATACCCACCTGTACGTCGACTGTATTACCAGCCGTGTATGAGGTAGATGTTCCACCGGCTACACCAGTGAAGGCCGTGCCATCGGCAGCGCTTATAATAGCTGAGTCAATAGCTCTTCCTAGAGCGTTTGCAGCAGCGGTTGCATACGGACCCTGCGGATCGACCAATAATCTGACCCGATCCTCATCATCGATGAGATCAGCCCAATCATAGTCTTCAAGACTTACCCGACGACGAGCGTGGGGTGTGTCCATTCTTGGTGTGTCGGCGTGGCGACTAGTACGAAGTTGTGCTGCCGTACTCCCGATTTGCTCAAAGAATGCGTTTTTGCCGGTTACAGTTTCGACTGAAACTGTAGAACGCAAACGCGAACCTTTTTGCTGCACGAGATGTTCGACATTACCCTTGTACTGTTCGACCATTGCCGTCGTAATTTGTACACTCATGGTACATTACTCCAGTTTGGTTAAAGTTAAGGTTGTGTCTACGGCGAGTTATCTGCGGTGCAGGCCCGGTCCTTCCGCTAACGTGCGGTCCCCGTTGGTCTTTCCCAATGTCATTTCCGGCCCTCTAAAGGGTTATCGGAGTACTACCGCAATAATCCCGGAATAATCCCGGAATATTAGCGGAGTATTAGCGGAGTATTAGCGCCCACCACCGGTAGCAAACAGGACATCATTCCCATAAGCCACTTCAGTTAGTTGCGTTAATTTATTGTTTAAAATTTTATTTTCAGAATGCGAAGTGTCGTATAAAGCAGGATTAGCCCTGATTTGTGCAATCTGCTCTTTTGCCATGTCTGGTGTCGTTCCAAACTGACCCGACTGTTCCGAATCCTTGAACTGTTGGCCGGAAGAAAGTTCGGCCCCAATCCGCGAAAACGCGCGTATCATTTCTGGATGGTTGCCCAATCCTGAAGTGTTCATCAAATTAGATAATTCGTCAGAACCAAAAGAACGTAAAGCGCGACGTGCTAGTCCGACCCTTTCATCATACGCGCCGCCATATTCTTTTTTAAGCTCGCCGTTCCAGTCCTCTATTTGCCTTTGCTGTTCCACGTTAACCGAAGTCTGCGAATCCATCATTTTTTGCACATAACTATCGTGTAGTTTTTGCGCCATCGAAGCAGGGAGTTTTGCTTTGTGTGCTTCTTCCCTGAACCAATCAGACAGATCAGTTTCGTATTGTTCAAAACCTTGCGGAACGTTTAGATCATACTCATCGGCTGTTTTGGGAGTACCTAGTTTTTCCCAACCGTCCCATTCAGACAAATCTTCATCGCCTTGCGGCAGTGTTACTTTGTCGGTGCCGATCTGTTTCTCTAAATTTACGTAACTTTTAAGAACATCATCTGCTGACTTCCATCCTTTAGCGGAAACAACGTCATTGTATTCCTCAGAGACCCAATCGGATGTTGTCAGTTCCGTTGCCGTTTCTGTTTCTGTTTCTGCTGCTGTTTCCGTGACAGGTTCAGCCGCTACCCCTGTGTCCTCGCTTACAGGGTTGCCCGTTAAAACGGACCCTACTTCTTCACTCATCCTCAATAACTCCTATTCCAATTTTCATTACTTGCTCGTCATCCAATCCAAGGAACGAAATAATGCGACGTACCATGTCGCGCGAACCCTCAAGATGCTGAACCTCATCTGCACTGCGCACGCCTGTTATCTGAAACAGGCCGCTTGCCTTCATCATGTCGCGCAACACTATCTGTCCCTCTGCGGTGTGCCGGAACACGTTGCGATACGCGCCTACTAACTCTTTTTGCGTTGTCACCGCTGCGCCGCCTGGCTGATCTGGCTAATCTTCAATGCCGCATCTGCGGCCTGCGGTGCGGCTGCCAACGCTGACTGCATTTCCTGTTGCTGCGCACGGCCTTGACGCAAAGCCTCTATTTCTTGCGCTGGTTTCAAAATCCGCTGCGGCACGCCATTAACATCGGCAAGAACGCGCGTGATCTCATCGAAATCGAAATTGTCCATAACAGAAGGGTCAACGGCTGCTATCGGTTGCACCATTTCCAAGGTTCGCAGAATGCCTACACCCTCTTCCGATTTCATTGCACGAGATAAGGGGCTGACGTACTCGACTTCGTATTCTTGCCCATCAAGTATCTCTGGCGGTTCAGGTAGCAATCCTTGACGATCAAGAATGCCTATCTCTCGCTCAATCAACGGACCTAATGTCTCGGATTGTTGACGACCGACAGTCGGCGCAAGCAAGGCACCTTTTTCCTGGGCACGCTGCAAGACCTCTGTTGCGGTCATTTGCGGGCTGTCCACAAGTATTTGGAACAGCGTGACGAGAAACGCATCGTTGATAGTGCGTCTTCGACGCTCCATCATATCCTCACCGATATCAGGGCGACCGCCTGTGACAAGCGGCTGGATAGGAGATTGTGAGCGACCATCCATTCTTGCAAATGTCGCACCGCCTGCTTTCGTATTAACAGGCAGGATTACGCCGTCATCGGCAATCAAAAGCGGTGGATCGACAACTTTCTCACCCGCGCGGATAACAACGCGAGACATTGCCGACAACATTTTAATGTCTGGTAACACCAGCATTGCGGGGGAACGCCCGTAAATTTCGCGGGGGCCGGTAACGTATCTGCTTACGATGTACGGTTGATCTTCAAAGCCCCCTTCTTCAATCAGCTTTCGTGTTTTTGTTTCGTAGTAACCGCTGCCAAATGCCATATTCTGACGATTACGCATCGACGTATCGCGTTCTGTTCGAGGAGCAACGACGTGTAAAAGTTCAACCCTTTCATCCGGGTTGTCGTTTGCTTTGTCGCGCATGTCTTTGCTGATGTTTTCCTGTCCAAACATCAGTGCAACTTGGCGAGCGGAACAATCCATTTTTCGGAAAACGGTGTCGACAATGCCGTGTTCGTTCTCTGCAATAAATAAATCGCTTAGATGAACTGCCCGGTATCGGAAACCTTGGTCAAACTTTTCGTCTACAAATAAACCACCCGTGCCGAAAGCCCCCAAAGACAAATAACCTTCGTGCATCTGAGAGGCAAAGTTAGTTTGGGGTGCGTAGCGGTAATGGAACAGTATGCGTTCAACGTCATCAAACCACTGAGCCACTTCGGGCACTGCGTTAAGACCTGGGTCGGATGCGCGCAACGTATGCCATTTTGCACCACGCGGTGTTAGCAGACTTTCAACAGCAGCAGCAAAACGTTCGAGAGCGAGCGCACTCGTCGCGTCGTATAACTTTTCTGTCCGCTTATCGCCTGCTGTGCGACCGCCCGTGAACTCGCTGGAGCGGGGGAGTACGCGTTCAGCTATCTCCTCCCAGTGCGACTCCCAAGTGCCGCGCGCAGCCTTCAAACGCTCGTAGCGTTTAAAAATTGCGTCCGTATCTGTAAAGTTCATCAGACCCCTAACATCGTAGTGCGCCGAATAGCCTGCGCATCAGTATTTCTAGGAACGCCTTGCATAATGGTGCGGCCTTGATAGGTGCCACCGCCTGCTGTTGACATCGCAGAGCGTTGCGCTTGGTCTAACCGTGCGCCCATAGAGGTTTTTGCCAGCTTTTTGCCACCAGTCTGCATACCGCTTGTTTGCTGATATATTTCAGGCGTACACATTACTGTCCTGCGCGGCGTGCGCGTTCCGCCTCCATATCCATAATCCGGTGTATTTCTTCTGATCTTTTGTTTAATTGGGCACCACTTGCATACAAAGGCCATTTCCCTGCTGAAATTTCTGCTTCCCAATGTTTGTATGCCTGTCCTTCGGTCATAATTGATTTTTTGTCTCTGTTGTATCCAGGAACAGACACAAATTGCCCAGCATACGGCTTGCCGCTTGGAATTTTTATACCTTTAGCAAAAACAGTTACGGGCCTTCCCTGTGTATCTTCACCGACGCGTCCTTGTGAAATCGTCTCATTATGATAATCAACAATTTGCATTTCCTGCGTCGTCAAACCCAAATCTTTAATAAAATTTTGTACCCCTGAACTCGTAGAGTTTTGTGTTTCTTCACCAGTCTGCATACCGCCCATTTGCTGATATATTTCAGGCGTACACATTATTGACCCAGTAAAGTCTTAAGACCTGTGTTCGCTTCGTCAGTCACGCCTTGACCGCCTGTCAGCAAAGTTGATGACCTTCCTTTTGCAGATATTTGCCTCTTACGCGCCGAACGCTGCGCGTCGACAACTTCAGGGTCGTCTCGCGTTGGGGCCGGGGGCGGCGGCTCTGGATCAGGTGGCGGGGCAGGGGTTGAACTTTTACCAAAAAAGCACATAAAAAATCCTATTCGTAAAAAGAACGTAGCCAGACGTATTGATAGAAAGTCGCGCCGTTGGGTCCAAATTCCGCAACGGTCGCTTCTCGTTTTGCTCCCATCATCTCTATCCAACGATGGGACCAGGTGTAATCGCTGTGCGTGCGGCACTCTGCTCTATTAGCGCCCCGTCGCAGCATCTCAGGTATTGCTTCCTTAACAATATGGCGCGTCGACGCTACGGCAACGCGATGCCATTCATTCGTGGCATACATAAAAATGCTCCACGAAGTCGGGTGCGTTTCCACCGCGCCAAAGACAGCAACAGGGCGGTCGTTATAAAAAGCAGTCTTGCCGTACCCCGC